AAATAGTAATAACGTATGACTTAGATGGACTCATTGTTGAATCGGAACAATAAATAATAAATTTATTATCTGCATAAATTATAGATAGTGGTTCAAAATCATTTATTTCTGAAAAAATATGGCTATCCCAATTAATTCCATCAGTAGAATATAGAACCCCTTTTGCACCCAAAATCATAATTCTACCATTGATTTTATCATATGCAATTTTACGATAATCTGGAACAATTTCTAGTTGAATTGGTAAAATAGAGGATGGAATTATTTCAAAATTATTTTCACTTATTTTAATTTTGAAAACACGGTCTGCACCTCTATAATAACTATGTCCAACAATGAAACCATCATTAATAGCTATCATAAAACTAAATCTAAGCGTGTTTCCAAAATTCAAAAGGTAATCAATTTTATTTAAATTTAAATAAAATTTACCATCACTGATTCTAATATAATTAGAGCCATTATAAATTATATCTTTATAATTACAGTATTCTATTTCATTCCATGTGATAAAATCATTCGTTGAACAAATAATATCGTTAGAAGTAAAATACGACCCTGAAATTGAAGTTCTAGAAAAACTAGTTCCGTTAATACCTTGAAATTTCATAAGATTTAAAAAATGATTAGTATAAAGATTTAAATCATCTGGGACCTGCATTTCATTCCAGTCAACCCCATTATATGAAATTTTAAAAGTTACGCCATTGTTAAAATTACAATTGTCTGGATATATAATATATTTAATATCATCATAATAAATTTTAGGTTTTGAATATTCATTCAATGTAAATGAATATTCACTATTAACCCATGTTACACCATTTTCACTATAAGAATAATTATATGTATTTGGATTTTCAGCGGTATTATATACTGAAATGAATTTACCGTTAGCGTAAATCATACTTCTATATATGATTGGTTCTTCTGAGTATATAGTGTAAAGCCACTCCCAGTTCCCAGCTTCATTACCTACCATGACAGAGTTATTGGAATTTTCTTCATCGTACATATAAATATAAACCGTATTATGTGCAACGATTATTTCTTCAGGAATAAACGGTACATCCGTCATAAATTCCCAATTAAGACCATCGGTTGATTTATATAATTTAGGTTCTTTATATTCGTAATAACCCCCTTCTACTAAAGTTGCCCTAAGCATTATGAACATATTACCAACAGTCACCAATTTTAAGCAATGTTCGTTATTAAATTGAACCACTTCCCAATCGTAATCCTCAGTAACATAAATTGCAGTATATTTATAATTGGTTGAATAACAATTTGTAACAACCAGTAATTTATTATTAGTTTTAGCCATAAACTGAGGATAATTAGTATTCCTATCATTTCTAACTGGAATAGGTTTTAAATATGATGGTTCATTATTATTTAATAGTTTAAATAATATATAATTATATCCATTATATATTAGAAAAAATAAACTTCCATCACATTTAAAAATTCCAAGACAGGTGGTTAATGGAGGGTAGTTATTTTCCACTACAAATATACTTTGTGTAACACCTTTACTTCCAAAATCAGTATTTATTGAAATTGACTCTGAAAAATTGCCATTAAGTTGTAATGTTTTACCGGTCGTAAAATTTTGTAGCTTAGGATTTTTTATATTACCAGTGAGAAAAATAGCTTTTAAATTTACTTCAGTATCACCATTATTTTCAATATTTATAGTCTCACCGTTGTTAATATAGAATTCCTGAGTATTAATGTCTTCCCAGTATGGATTACAGGCGGTGAACGTTATGCTCGCTTTCAATGTTCCCGAATCGTTTGAGTTTTTGTTTTCAAAAATCGGAACGTGGGGAACTGCCTTGATTTTTACCGCCGTAAAATCATTCGTGTAAAATAATTCGCCCTCACCGAGCTTCGGGTTCAGTGCAGAAATTAATTTTCTTTTTAGTTCGTACCTTAACGCCAAATCGTTGTTATCCTGGATTGCAACCGTGAAAGACAGTTCACGATTCTCCAGAAGCGAATCAAGATACACGGAACCGTCAACGAACGGGACTGTCTGCGTCTGTATGTCCAAATCTACTCCAGACAGACCTTCCCAGTTAGTAATTCCGTAGTTTCCGCCTGTCAAATCTATTTCTTTCAAGGAATTTCTAAACACTAATTTCTGCATGTCTGCACCCCCTTAAAAACTTTTATATTAAACCGTTTATGGCGAGTTCCCTATTGTACTGCCTTAACTGATTCATCATAGCATAGGCTGACGTATCTTGCAAATTATTGAAAGTTACGTTCCATGTGTTGCCCGCTTTTCCCGTAGAAGCAAGTGCCTTCTGTGTGTTGCGGGCATTCAAGACCTGTTCGCCGCCCTTGAAATTGACAAGTTCGGGACCGGCTTCACCTACAATTGCAAGCCCTCTAGGTGCCTGGAGCGTTCCCGTTTCAAAGCCGAAGAAGTTCTTTATTCCGCCGAAAACATCTCCAAAGAAATTACCCACGGCCCCGAATGCACTCTGGATTCCCCTGATTGGAGCGGAAAGAGCGTCTGCAATCTTTTGCCCGATTTCTGCGAACCAGTCAATTATTCCCTTGAAAAAATCACCTACTGCATTAAAGGCAATTTTCAATCCACTTAAAATCCATCCACCCAGCTGGGCAAATATATTAAGCAACGCTTTTCCCAGTTCTGGAATTGCCTTAATAAGTTCAACAATAAGCATAGGTATGACTTCAAGGATTGCAGAAACAATCTCTGGCAGTGTTTCTATAATCGCCTTGACTATGTCAGGTGTAATTTCTACAATCGCCTTGATAATCTCGGGTATCAGTGCTTTCAAGCCGTTTGCAAGTGCCTTTATGATTTTTGGCAGTTCCTTTAACAGAGTCTTAATCAATTTTGGTATTGTCTTTGCAATTTTCGGCAAGCCATCCACGAGCATTTTAGTAATCTTGCCAATAAGGTTCGTTATAAAACTTCCTATCTGAGGTATCAATTCCGGTAGAATATCAACAATCATGTTAAATGCGCTTCTTGCAATGCCAAGTACTGCGTCAACTAAAGATGGTGCAAGAGACATGACTGTTTTTATTATGCTGCCCATAACATCTTTAATTGCAGACGTGTCAATTGACTTCAGGACATTATTAAGCAGTACGCCGACGCTTTGCAATGCACTTGCAAGGAATTCCGGGAGCTGGGGCAAGGTTTCCACAAAGAACGTTAAAACTTTATCCTCAAAAACAAGTAAATCGTCCAGTGCCTTGTCTGGGTTAAACTCAATTGCAGTATTTAACAGCCTTCCAATTCCCTTGAACAAATTAACCGTAAATTTTGCAACGGCGGAAAATGCTTTTTTAATGTTTGCAGCAAATTTTTCTGCCATATTAGCAATCTCTTTTCCCCAGTCTGCAAAAGTTTTTTTCTGGACCTGTGCAACTTCATCTGTTATTTTTTCAAGTTCCTTGCCGGTGTCACGTCTTAATTTTGTTTCTTTCAAGGCATACTTTTGCTTAATTTGAAAAACTTCTTCTTCAGTCTTTGCGTTTGCAAGTTCACTGTTTTCTTCAATTGCATTCAATTCCATCTGCAAGTCAAAGAGTTTCTTGAGTTGTTCCCTTTTTTTAGTGTTTACTTGTGCAGCAGTTGCTCCGGATTTTTCAAGCCTTTCAATTTCACTTTCACTTTCAAGCTGGAACATTTCGATTGCATATTCTGCATTTGACTTTGCAAGGTTTCCTTTCTGTCTTGCAAGTTCCTTTTCTGCGTCTGCAATTTTATTTGTAGTTTCAATTGTATGCTGGGCTAACTGGTCATCATAATTTTTGTTTATGGTGGCTATGTCTTTTTCAGTCTGTGCAGTCTTTAATGCTTCTGCACGTTCCTTTTCATTTGCATCCTTAAATTCTTCAAGCTCGGCAAGCAGATATTTTCGTTTTATATCAAACTGTTTTTCAGCGGTTGATTTTGTGGATTCTGCATAGCGCAAATTTTCCTCATAGTCCAGCTTTAGCATGTCAACAGCCTTTCCAAGATTAACGGCTGCGGTCTGTGCCTTTCCGGCAGACGTAGCAACATCATCCATTGAATCGGCAACTTCAAAGCCTGTGTCGGCAACTGCTTTAAGCTGCCCCCCAAGTTCCTTTCCCGTCTTGCTTTGCTCCAGTGCCTTTATTCTGGCGTCTGTTTCTGCAAGTGCTGCATTCAAACCCGTAGCCGTTGACAGGTCTACATTCTGCAACGGGTCTATGGCTTTTATTTCGCTGAATCCCAGGAACGTTCCGACATCATTTATTTTTTCAATGAGGAAATTGAGCTTGTCAATGATTTTGTTTATCATCGAATTAAAACCGTTTAATATAAAACTAAGTCCGTCAAGTATCCCTGTTGTGGCAGTCAGTAAAATACGTTTCGTCCTAAGCCATGCCATCTCCCAATCTCTATCAAGTATAGCAAAAATCAAGCCGAAAACATCCTTGAAAATCTGTAAAAATATTCCCATGAATCGGTTAAAGAACTTTGCGACATTGTTCATCGTGGTAGTAATGTTCTGCCATACCCGGTTATACTTTGTCTGGAATGCAACAAATGATTCTGCAAGAGTTTTAAGTAATTCGCCGATACCTGAAAATACATCCCTGAATATTTCACCTATAGGAGTAATTACGGGGGCAAGGAAATTAACGAACTGAGCAACTGAATCAAGAAGGTCCTTAAAAAGATCGTCAAAAGCACCACCAAAATCCAAAAATGCACCTTTAAGGCTGTTAGCAAGTTCAGTCATTGCGTCCTGACTGGTACGGCTCAATTCATCGGTTGTTTCAAGCTGCCCGACTGCAGAGGTAAGATTTTTTGTAAATTCATCGATTGAATCTGCACCGTTCTTGAACACCTGCACCATCTCTGGCCCCGCACGGTTTCCAAAAACTTCAGTTGCTATCTGCAAAGCTTCCGTTTCACTGCCTGCGTTTTTAATCGCTTCGGCAGTTTCCTTCATTGCTTCTTCTGCATTCTTGCCTTCACTTGCAAAATTAGTTAGGGCCGTACGCATTCCAGTTAGTGCCGTGTCGGTATCAATTCCCGCTTTTGCCAGTTGCCCCATATATGCAATTGACTGGGTAGCACTCATGCCGAATTGTGAAAATACTGCCTGACCTTTTTTCAATCCGCCCATAAGAGTGCTTACGCTTGCCCCTGAATCCTGGCTAGCCTTAGTCAACTGGTCTAGCAATATGTCTGTATCTTCAACGTCTATATTCCACTTAGCCATGACATCGGCGGCACTGTTGATTGCTTCCCTTGCGTCTACACCCATAACGTCACTGAATGCATCAAACTTATTTGTAAGTGCTGCCGCTTCTTCCCCGGTAACTCCAAAACGCGTATTAAGATCCGCAACCATTCCGGCAACGGTCGCAACGTCTGAACCGACTCCACCCATTAATGCCTGTCTAGCTGTTTCTTTAAGTTCTTCAAGTGCTTCACCGCTTGCCCCGGTGCCCTTTGCAATTTCTGAAAAAGCCCCGTTCATTTCCTGCCCGAACTTAGTCATTGCTATCGTTGCGGTTGTTATTGCAGCAAGCATTGGTCCCGACATGCCGAGCTTGCTCGCAAACTTGTCTATGTCAACACCAAACTTTTTTAAAGTATCGCTTCCCTTGGAATAGAACTTTGAAAAATCAATCCCCCATTCCTTGCAGCCTTCAGAAATCTTGCCACCTAAATCTGATATGTCTTTTGTGAATCCAGATAGTGTTTCAATTGCAGTATTAATGGCACTACTGAACTTACTGGAATCAGCAGTAATTTCTGCATCGATTGAATAGTCTGCCATTTTTAGAATAACCCCCTTATAAGTTCAGGGTCAATCGGAACATCAACCCCCGGAATCAATTTTTCTGTACATTCGCTTTCCTCAAGCGTATCTGGATTCTTGCCCCAAATTGTACATGCGATATATGCGGCAAGACGCTTCGCTTTTGCCTTTTCGATTTTTTTATTTTCTTCCAGCAGATTCCATACAACCCTTAATTCCGTTTCCCAAAACCATTCTTCAGATTTTCCCAGACTGATTATACTTTCAGTCAGCAGATATGTCCACGGAATCAGCTGGTTTTCTTCGCTCCCTTTTTTTTTGAGGTTCCTCCGAAAATGTTCGACATCGAATCATTCATTGCGTCCGCAATTACATTCATTACATCTCGCACGCTGATATTGGATTCATCAAGGGCGTCAAGTATTTCTTCGTTTGATTCTCCTATATCTTCCTTGTCTTTCATGCAGATTGAAAGAAGCCACGGAATATTTTCCATCGGCTTTTTCTGGATGTCCTCCTGAAGTTTTTTAAAGTCCTGAACTGAACCGTAACGTTTTTCAATTTCTGCAAGCGTTCTGTTTCCAAACCGGATGCGTCTTTTGCGGCCTTTAATTTCAATGTAAAATTCTGTAGGTTCAACTTTAGCATATTCTTCGTTCATATCAAACTCCTTTAAAAATAAAAATGCCTGGACATAGTATAAACTAAATCCAGGCTTTTGGCAAATAAGATGCAGCAAAAAATTAAAGGCTTGTGTCAACCATAGGTGTGGCACCTACGCCGAAGCTATCCTTCAATCCGCTTGTAACGGTTATTCCGGCTGGAGGATCGTCACAAGTAATTGTGATTGTAGGAGCGGCGCTTGCCGTTGTGCCTACGCTGACTGTTCCGCTGACTGCGGCTCCGTTTGAATCTACAACAACGATAGTTTCGCCGAGCACGGCTGAAGCTGGAGCAAATACAAAATCACCACCGCTTGCCTTAGCACCGGTCAATGTAATTACACCGTCTGCAAGTGCTGCCGTAACGGTCAATGCACTTGTGTCTGTTACGGCAGAAATAACAGGAGCGTTGAACCAGTTTGATTTCAAAGTTGCGGGAACTGTCGGGTCATCCGTACGGATACGAGTGCAGATTGTGCCGGACTGCTGGCCTTCAGGTATATACTGTGTTTTAACAAACTGGGCCGTAAGGTTCTTGTGTCCGAATGTAATTGAATCTCTTTTTGTTTCGCCGCCGCTTTCAGGGACTGAAAACTTTCCCTTTGCATACCAGAGGTATGTATAAACGGCATCGCCAGCTTCGTCTGATCCGGCCATAAGAATTTTAGCGCCGAATGCAAAATACGGAGACTGGTCAAGGTCTGTTTCAACCGTTACGCCGTTAACACGCCTCTGACCGAGCATCTTTGCTTCAGATTCCGGGGTAATGTCAATCATTTCCAGAGACAGTTCAGTGTTGCCACGGTTGTTCTGGGCAAAGAATGCACCGTTATCTGCATAATCTGTTTCAACGCTTGAGTTCGGGTTGATTGTTGCAACGACGGCCCCAGGAATTGCAAAAGGAGTACCGTAAGTAATTCCGCTTGCATCATCGCTAAGAACCTCAGCAAGAACCAGACCGCTCAAGCCTATTCTAGGTCTTTCGTCCATTTTTTCACCTCTAAATTATAACGTTATATTTTAAAGCGTGTAAAACTCACGCCTAAAACCCATTACACGATGCTTAACATTATCGTCAACATCTGTAGTTTCCGTGTTGCCGGTCATGGCCCAGTAATCAGCACGGAAAAGCATCCTGATTATATCTGCTATGTCTTCCGTTTTCGGATAGCCCTTGATGGATTTTGAAAATATATGGATCCGGACTTGTGCGGCAGTTCCTTCCGGCAAGTTGTCGGAAAAAGCAACGTCCCTTGAATCAATATCCTCAAAAATCACGCATGGAAAAACAGTTACCTCCTGAGGGTATGCAGACATTATTCCATTTTCGCCAATTAATGCAATCAATTCACTGGAACTGCTCAAAAGTTTCATGTAATACTTTTTCAGATTCATTTTTCAAACAGCTCCTTGAAAAGATTTGACATCCAACTGTGGCACTGAATGATACTTGCACTCAGCCACGGCCTAGGCTTCATTTTTGTAGTACCGTATTCCAAATAAACAGGGTACGGCGGATTATTGATTATACTTCCAACATGACCTATTGACTGCCCGTCTTTAGATGATACGTCATGCGTTATGCTCCGCATAAGTTCGCCAGAGTCCGGTGCTGGAGCCGAACCGGGTATAGACGGATGATGATGACGCTTTCCGTAGGTAACATCTGGAGCCGAACCGGGTATAGACGGATGATGATGACGCTTTCCGTAGGTAACATCTGGAGCCGAACCGGGTATAGACGGATGATGATGACGCTTTCCGTAGGTAACATCTGGATTCGTTTCTGTGTCACGCATCAGATGCTTGGCAGTAGCTTCAATCTTTGCGCATGACTGAGTAACGAATTCCATTGCTCCATCGCGCGCTTTCCGTCTGTTGGCTTCCAGTGCTTCCCTTAACTGTCTTGACTGCCGCTCAAATCTCGTCATCTTCGATAACCTCATTTTCAACGGGTATTAAAAGACATTCGCCGTGTCTTGACCATGCATTTACAGGCATGATGCTGTATAAATCTGTTTTTCCAGTAAAGGCAGAATAAACGCTTGCACGGTTTCCGGGCTTTATGTTTTCGTGAATGCCGTTGTATAGGAAAAGTTTCACACTGCCTTTGACTTGTGACAGCCCATAAACTTTTATTTCATCCTGTGTAAGTGTATGAGGTTGCACGTCACCGGATATTGTTTCTACACTTTCCCATTCTGAAATAAAATCTCCAGAATCGTCAATCGTGTTTTTTTCTGCATAAATTGTAATCGAAGCATTGTTATATCGAACCATTTACGCAACCCCATAAAAGACGAATCTGGAAAGTGCCGTCTTGGCAGAATCACTCAAGCCCGGATTTGTTGCACTTTCAGAAAAAGAATCCGATATATGCCCCTCCGAATGAGACTTCAAGCCAACGGCTCCCATTGCGTCAAGGTTGTATTTTTCCACTACGCAATTCATACAGACCGATACAATGTCATAGGGCAGTGAATCATCTGCACCTTCCGTATAGTTTTCATCGCCCGGCAGATAGTAGCCGGCAGTATAGGAAACTTTAATGTCCCATACTCCGGCTACAATATCATGAGTGAATCCACGGGTAAAAGATTTTACTCCCCATCCTTCGCCACGATACAATCCGCCCCAGATGGAATATTTCGGCAGAATCTTGAAATCAGAAATTATTTCATTTCCAATCTTTACGGATTCCACTGTCTGAATCGGGAAGTGATTGCAATAGATAACCTGTCGGTTGTTCTCACACTGCAATTCATCAACATACTCTGCACGTGCAAGACGATAGCCTATATAGGCCTGTATCAAAGCCGAATACTGTTTTATGAGCAAATTAATTTTGTTATCTTTGCTTGTGTCTTCTAGGGAGATATTCAGCATTGTTTTTACGTCATCAAGCGTGCAGAGCATACCGGCCACCTTTTATTTATTCCTGCGGATCTTCAGCAAAGTCACCGAGTACGGCTACCGCACTTGTAGAAGTGATAACCTTGAGATATGCCTTTGCACCCGCAATATTGACGTTATTAACGTCGTCTGCAAGTGTTGCATAGTCTGCATAAGTTCCGCTTGACGTGTCGCAAGTCTGGAGCTTTCCGGCACCGTCTGCTTCAATTACGATATTTTCGGCAGAGCCTTTTGCGAATGCAGTTTTTGCGTCTGCAACTATTTTAATCTGTTCCAAAATGCTAGAGCGTGTCATTTTTTCACCTCAATAATTTAGTTTGACTTAAAAGCATGACGGCTTTTTATTCCCAAACCGCCATGTCTTAAAGTTAGTTCTGGGAATAAGTTCCGTGTACGAATGCCTTCGGCTGCCTTGCTGCGAAGTCTACCTCTGCAATAAGGCGAATCAAAGTAAGATCACGGTCGAATGCAGAAACTACGTTGCCACCGTTTGTAAAGGTTCCTTCACGGGAAACTTCAATTGACAAATCCTTTGAAATTCCAAACATCATTTCTGCAAAGTCACCGAGCCAGAAGTCTGCATATGCAGAAGCACTTCCCGCAGCCGGTGTATGTGCAACTGTGCTTGATGAGTGGAATTCATATCCACGGAGCTTTCCAGTACGTGCCATTTCGTCAGACCATGCGAACGGACCACTTGAGAATGCCTTGTTACGGATCCAGCTTTCGCCGATAGGGTTGAAAAGCCAGTGTACATTTTCCATTCTTACGTTAGCCAGTTCAAGAAGGGCCACCATATCGTTTGGAGTAGTCAAGCCGAATGCAGTTGTAGAGTTTCCGCTTGTCTGGATGTTCGGATTGTTTGCAAGTCCGAGCGGCTGATACTGTGAGCCGGTACCGTTCAGGAGTGCATGGTCAAGAGCGATTCTTGATTTACGCATAAGGTCTTCGGCTACCCAACCTTCAATATTTACGCCGCTTGAACGGATAAGTGTGTTAGAAATTGCAGTCTTTGCAAAGAGCTTCTTTGCACGCATGTTGACTTCGCCGAATGAAGGTTCTGTAATTCCGCCAGCTGGTTCCTCACCGCCCCATGAAATTGCAGAAGTTGCGTCCATGCGTGGAGTTGACAGATTGCCGTTAACGAGCGGAACACGGCGGATATTAAGCTTGTCAATAAGTGTAGTTGCCACAAGTGCATCAATGTATTCGCCAGAGAATGCAAGCGGAACCGTGAAGCCGCCTTCGGATGGTGTTGAAGCATTAAGCGTCTTAGTACGTGCTTCAAGTACATTATGCAAGGCTTTTGAGTATGGGAAGTCTTTTTTTGCCTGAGACAAAATTTCTTCGGGTGTTACCTGAGTAATGTTATGACGGTCTTTTGCTCCCATTGCAGCGACTGCGGAAGCAATCATCTGGTTAACGATAGATACACCTGTTTCTTTTGTGTTGACTGACTTTCCGCCTGAAACGGCATCCTTAAAAGCTTCGAGATACTTAACATTTTCTGCCTTGTCACTTTCGGCTTTTGCAGTAATTTCCTTGACGGCTTTTGTTACTGCTTCGTCAATCTGTGCCTGAGGTACTGCACCGAGTTCGCTTTTAATCGATTCCTTTGCAGCCTCAATCTGCTTCTGTGAACGTTCGTCAATGATACGCTCAAGTTCTTTCATTTCCATAGCCATAATATTTACCCCTAAAAAAAGTATGTTGTTTTTTGTTAGGTTCTTCCTAATTTTATATCAAATCAAAAATCCAAAAATTCATTTTCCAGATTTTTGAACTTGTGCTAAATAAAAAAGATACACCCTTAAAAATGTCTAAGGAGCATGAAGGGTCTGGACAAGGGTGTATCTCGTTTTTACTTTTCTTTTACAAACTGGCCGGCTATTTCAATAACGGCAGTTGTTCCGATTCCGATACTAGCGTTGATTGCAACGGCATATACCGGACTAAAAAATGTAACTACTGCGACTGCAATCGTAGACAGTCCGCCAGCTACACCGACAATAAGATTATATGTTTTCTTAGTCATAAGCACATGATAAATTATATAAATTAATTTGTCAAATTAGTGTAGCTGCGTTAAAATAAAAAGTGAATTGCCCTTACCGTATGACTTCCAATAGTTAAAAGTAAAACTTTATACGGTTGCATATATAGCTTTTTAGGGCAATTCAACCGTCCAGTCAGGCAGTTCAATCATATCGCTTTTTTCAGTTGTCAAAAAATCCTTTACAACTGAATTGTCAAGTCCGAAGCTTTTAACGGCCTCTACTATTGCGTCCTGATTTGCGGGAACCGCAACGGCAGAAAACTCCAGTAGTTCCCACTTAGTTACATCGTAGCCAGTTTCAATTTCCTTGTATTCAAGCGGAATGAACCCGACAGATACTGCATTAAGCATTCCTGTTTTGTAACAATGATAAGTAAAATCAACAAGCTTTGCTTTTTCGCTTGCCTGTTCCGGATTGCTTGAAAGTTCTTCGATAGTTGGAAAATAAACTATTGCCTTTACGGAATCATTTTCTACCCAGAACTTAGTTACCTTGCCCAAAGGAAATTCCCTTGAATTGTGGAAAGATAAAAAGACAGGGTTTTTCATGTAATTTGAAAAATCAACTCCATCCGCATGAAGTATGTCGCCGTCTCTGTCAGTAACGGTTTTTGAAATCGTGAACTGTACTGAACGCTCGCCCAAATCTTCGCTGATAACGTTTATATCTTTTTTCATGTTCATTTTACACCTTCCCGAAAATTAATTTTATAGCCAACATAAACCGCTTTTTGAACGGCAGCTTATTAAGGCATTCAAAAACATCGTTTACATGCTCATTCACTTTGGAATTAACCGACTTGTGAATCTTTTTAACAATACGTCCATTCATTTCTTTCACGCTCCTTACCCAACAAAGGGACTGATAGTGCATCTGCAATTTACGACCTGTCCCGCCGGTGCAGTCGGGTCCCCGGCATAGCTCATCGCAGCACCGTCTACAGAATCAAAGCCCGGTACTTCAAACTTGTCAATCACGGGAATTACAACGCCGTCCATGACTGCATGACCGTCCCTGGTGCGGTCATCCTGAACGCTCACCCATTCCTTGTAATTGATTCCCTCGGACTTGTACAGTT